TACTTCTTCTTTTTGGGTTGCTTGAGTTCAGGCAACCCTTTCTTTTCTCTATACTTATTGGCACGAACTTCACTCTGAGATAACTTAGGAGGTTCTTTTCCTAGTGCCTTCTTGATCTTTTTAATTATTTGTTTGACAATTGGTTTGACAATCTTCAGTAAGAAAGGTGTTGCGGTTGCTGCAGCAGTTGCAACAATGGTGATTGACACCGTAGTTGTAACTTGTCCTGTTGAAGGAACTGCTTTAATAATCTGATCTACTATCTCTAAATCTTCTTTGATTGCAACACACTGCTTCTCAACTACCCTATACTCTACAATCTTTTTCTTACCAGCATCAGTCAACGTACCTACAGGTGCTTCAATCTTCTGCACTTTTGTAGGGCACTCAAGTTTATTGTCTGTTTTGGGAACCTCTGGTGTTTTAGTCTCTGGAGGTTTTGGTGGTGCAATCTTCGGGGGTTCTGTTTTTTTCGGAGGAAACTTTAATTTATCTTTATCGTAATCAATAGGATTGAATGAAGGCATACCAGAATCACAAAAGGTCTTCACACCTTTAGGATCATCTGCGGCAAGAATACCACTCTTCTCTTTACCACTATTTTGTTCGTGCGCTTCAACACACCCAGGCATATTGATGATAGGCACACCAATCTGACTGGTAACTGGAGGGTTGGGAGGAAGCACTGTAGGTGCCTCCTTTAACCATTCTGGAGTATATACCCTAGGGATCTGCTGAACTTTGTTCACGCCGATCTTGGTACGGGGTATATCAATCTTTGGTATCCCCATCCTCACAGTCCTCACTTAATTCAGTAGCAATTTCACCACCAACCTCAGCACCCTTATCAGATGCGAAGATAGCAACCAGACCGCCTAGAACAGGTCCTACGAAAGGTATACCCGTCATAGCAGGTGCAGCAGCGGCACCCATACTAGCGCCTACGACACGACCAGTCTGTTCGCCACCTCCCACCGCTTTGATACATGCGAGTTTGGCAGCGGTTAACTTTCCCTCGCCGTTCCCTCCTAGATGGCGTTGACCATCCATAGTATATTCTTCTTTGAAGGTTACAACAGATTTACCACCGATACCGAAGAATCCATTCTTCTTATCGACGAACTTTTCAACCTCCATGGTTTTAGGATCGTTACCTTTGTAATCGATCTCATATCCATTACGACCAACTTTTGCGGTGTAAGATGAATATTCACCTACAGGTGGATTGATAGTTGGAAATTTATTGCTATTAGCAATCATTCCAATCATGCCGATATGCCCAATACCAAGAATGGCACCGAGCCCACCTGCAAACCAGTGTAGGGGTTTCATTTTCCTGGTAGTTGAACGGGAACAGGCAGACTTGTCGCCTCGGGCATAGCCTTAGGAACTGCGCTATCTAACATGCCAGGAAGTGCCCCTGTAAGCGCCTCTGCTGCCGCTGCAGTGATCTTCTCCTTAGCGGATTCGATCAGTGCATCTCTTTGGAAATAAACATATGCTCCACCACCGACGATGCCTGAAACACCGACGAAGGAGAGCACTGCGAGTACGTTAATAATTTTTTGCATGGTTACATTTTATAAGTGTCATCTGTAGAGATTTTGATTGGTGCCTGTTCAATTCTAATTGTTTGAGCAGGTGCAGTTTCTTTTGCTGCAGCAATCAATCTCTCCATATCTTCTTTACTGATCCCGCCACCACCGTTACCATTACCATTCTTACCTTTCGCAGTCTGGACTCCGAACGTAGCTAAAACCCCAGTAAAGACCGAGGCTATGAATGTGGGATCGAGATCTTGTTCAGGGAACTGAAGTGCCTTAGGCAGATCTACATACGCTAAAGTTAGAATACCACCAGACCATACCAAAATTCCTAACCTTACAAATGTAGAAAGAATCGCTAGTTGCTCTTCCTTATCTTCAGATGCCTCTTTGAGTTTACCCAGAATACCCTTTTTCTTTTTAGGTTCTCCTTCTTTTAACTCTTCGATTAATTGTTCTGGCATTTATATACATTTCTGGCAGCTCTATTTAGCTAGAAGATTCTTGACGTTTCTTGCCAATATTATATTTTGACTCTAAAGTCCAGTCACCCTTTTCTTTATAAGCGATGACTTTAATTTGACTGAGCGGAGCAGCATCAGAAACGTATTGATCGTTTACAATTTCTACCAAACCCCAGTCTGATAGCAACTTAATAATACGATTCCTACGTTGAATATCATTTTCGGAAAGGTTTACTCTCTTTCCATCCAATGCAAATAATTCTTTGAAGTGAACAATATAATATTGTCCCTTCTTATGCAAGATGTGACACGACTGGTACAACTTCTTTTCTTTTCTAGAAGCGACACCAATACGGGTAAGAGTTTCACGCACCTTCAGGAAATCATCTGGTTCCTTTAGATTCACCTCAACCATATCATCTTTAGTCCACTGAACTTCTTTAAGTTCACTCATTTGGTCTTACCCCCTTTATTCAATTTATCTCGGATAATTTCAAGTTGTTTAGGAGATAGAATCCGCAGTGCCTGCAATGCTTTTTCGGTTGAATAACCATAATATTGCTTGACAAGTTCAAGATCTTTCACCTTTTGTTTCTTACCCCAAGGAGAAAATCTCTTGCGGGGTCTGACGATATTTATAAAGAAATCATATTGTAGTTTCTTGTCTAGACCTTGATACTGATTCATCTCATTCGCAAACATGATTGTGTCCATGTGTTGCGACATGCACTTGTTAATTACATATGGAGGATAGTTCTTTTCCCAACCAGGATCCTCATCCATCAAATACTTTTTAGTAAGATTGATAGTGTTTAGATAATCCTTTAGAGGGTATCTTTCATCATACGACATAGTTCAGGAGCAGGAGTTCTTTACGTTGTTGTTGGTCTTGCATGTATTCACCGACTGATCGCATGGTGTAAGTATGATCATACTCATAAGGTTTCCAGTCAATAAACCTAGACTTAATGAGATTAGAAGAATTATAAGAGACCATTTGGTCACAAACATATCGGTCGCAAGTATAATAAAAGTCGTCGTGATCAAACCCTTTATGCATATTCCCCTTCTTACCGTAAAGGTTTGACTTAATTTCGTAAGGGGGATCTAGATAAACAAAAGTTTTTTTGTCATCTGTCATCAGGGCGTCGTAAGAAAGATTTGTGATCTTCCAGTTTCTGATGACTTGTGAGTAGTATGGCAGTTTGTCAAATCCCCTGAAGGAGAAGTTGTTGTCGGACGCTTGTTTTGAAAAGGACGAGGACTCTGTGAGACCAGAAAAAGAGCACTTGTTAACAATATAGAAACTGACAGCACGAGCCGTAGCATCACAGCGTCGGGGCTCCTTCCCGAGATACTCTTTAGACTCCAAGAAAAGATATTTTGCCGAAGAGGGGTCAGGGTGCCTTTGTTTAAGTTGGATGAGTTGGGACCTAATTTCATTTGGATTCTCCTGAAGTTCACGCCAAAAATTGTAAAGGGGTTCGTACAGATCATTCACCCAGATATCTAGATGAGGATACATCTGAGTAATATAAAGTGCTACTGAACCACCACCAAGAAAAGGTTCACGGTATTCTGTATAGTCAGAAAAAAGTGGAAAGAACTCTGCCATCTTCTTAACAGCACGAGACTTACCACCAGGATAACGAAGGGGAGTTTTCAGAGCGATCATAGAATCAGTTTCTTTTCCTCAGGTGTAGTGATGATGTTGTTACCAAAGATTTCATTATACTGTTTTACAACAGGTTCAGCAACTTCCACGCAATAAATGACATGCTTCATATCAAGAGAAATCTCTGGTCGATCAGGATCGATAATTGTTGCCCATGGAGCAAAACCTACTTGCCCTTGCTGAGGAATAACTACCAAAGGATTCTGAATAGTAACAAGACCATCTTTCCAGTCAAGAACTTCAGCGATGATCTCTTCTCCAGTAATCATCCGAATTAGTTTTACATCTTTCATTTGAAATTACACTCCAGCATTAATTGAGTTAGACAAGCGAGCAGATTAATTTCTTGATCCACAACAAATGCAGACTTATATTGATACTCAGCAATAATCAGAACAGCAGCAGCAATGCTAGGACCGTCCATTACAGTAGACAGATTATCATAAAGTTTACGCATGATAGAGGTAGGATCAGAATCAAGATTCTGTGTAACCCACTTCTTCACATCATTAAACTTTTTGTTCTTCAGACTCTCAACCAGAGAATCAATATTTGCATCACCTAACGTCGCCAGAATGCCAGTGTCAATAGACCCAGTGCTTGCGTATCGCTGCAACTCATTGAGGGTTCTTCGGAAGTCAGGGAAGTATTTTTGAACGACCTCTGCCACAACTCTAGGTGCGTAGGAGATCTCCTCGCGTTTGAGGATATCTTGGCAACGATTGAAGAAAGACGCTGCCAACTCTTGTTTAGTTTGCCCACGGACATTAAATTCAACTACTGTTGTTCTGCTATGTAGCGGTTCAATAATCTTGTTTTTGAAATTACAAGTGAAGATGAACCTACAGTTTTTCTGGAACTCTTCGATACTTGCACGAAGGAGTAGTTGGACATCTGGTGTTGTGTTGTCTGCCTCATCAATGATAAGAACTTTGTGACGAGCAGAAGCAGTGAGAGACACAGTAGCAGCAAAGTTCTTTGCCTGATTGCGTACAGTGTCCAGGAATCTACCTTCATCAGATCCATTGATAACATAGTAGTCTGCTCCCAGTTCGTTACAGAGTGCTTTAGCAATAGTAGTCTTACCGACTCCAGCAGTTCCAGACAGAAGAAGATTAGGAATTTCTCCCTGGTCAATAAAACTCTGGAAGGTATTCTTCACAGATTCGGGAAGAATACATTCGTCCACTTTCTGAGGACGATACTTTTCAACCCACAAAAAATCATTCATAATTAAATCCAATCAGGTTTGCGTTCTGGTTTACGAAGGTAATTATCCTTTACCCAAGGTTTAGACGCAATATATCGTTTATAAGCAGTGAAGATATCAATACTTGTATCATACTTGAACTCATCAGGTCCTGCAAATACAAATTCATCAGAATACTCTCTGACAGATCTAATGTATTGAAATGGGAAGATCTTCTCTGCGTGTAGGATAGTAGATTCACAACTGTGAATTTTACCATACCTATGTGTGTATTCATCACACAGTGCTAGACCATGGCGTATTAACCATGACCAGTTTTGTTGTGCCCAGACGGTACAAGGGTGATTACGAAATGCACCCTTCTCTGTCTTGTATGGTGTTCCATCCAACTTGGGCAGATCACCGAAACCATAACCCCATTTCTTAGAACCTACAATGGACAGCATTTGACATGTTTCCAAAGGCATCTTCACAATATGTTTGTCAGGTAATACCTGAGCAGACTTGATAGGATCGGGATCGGTAACGAAAATGTTCATTCTAAAGGACGTTCAAATTGATTAGAAACAATGTCAGTTGCCTTCAATTGCTCTTTCATATAGTCTACCGCCTTTTCTGGTTCTGCGCTATCCCCACAAGTAAACACATCACAAACCGCCATGCCTTTCTCTGGCCAAGTATGAATGCTGATGTGACTCTCTGCGAGCATAGCAATACCAGTTACACCTTGAGGATCAAACTTATGGACGGCAAGATTTAGAAGTGTTGATTTTGCTTCTTTAGTTGCTCTGTATAGGAGCATCCGAATAAACTCTTGATCATCCAAAAGGTCTACATCACATCCTTTCAACGTAAATAGAATGTGCTTCATTGATCAAGAAACCGAAGGTTCCAGAGCAATGTAGTACTTGATGTTGTCGCCTTGGAACAAAGCAACATTTTGCTTGCTGATAGAAACATCATAGTCACTATTAATAAGTTTCAGATTCTCTACCTTGAAGCAATAACAGAACTGTTCACTATCAGTCTCACCAACTTCAACAGAGTAACTATTTGAAGTATCATTCTTCTTATCAGTTACACAGAGTTGCAACTTCCCATTGAATCCATACAGACACAGATCTGGCAATTGATAAACCATAGCAGCACGTTGCAATTGAATCAGATCTTTTGTCTCTAGACGAAAGTTAACTTCAGTAGAGGGAAGACTAATCTCCTTTTCGGGTGGTTGAACAATTACATCAGGATCAGCATAAAAGTATCGAGTCTTAGACTTTCCAGTTTGATCACTTACCGTGATGTAGTTGGTCTGAGTTGTATCAATCTTAGGTGCATCAAATAGCGACAACCCACCGAGAAATACACCCAAATCGTAGATACTAATCTGCGAGTCAAACTGTTCTTCAACTTCAGCAATAGCAAGAATGTTCTTGTTAATGGAAAGCGTAGAGACTTTGTTGCCAGGTTTGATAACAATAGACTTGTTAATCGAGCAAAAATTCTTAAGAACTTCAATTGTAGATTTGGAAATTACGGTCATTGAGGATAAGTTTCAGTAGGTGGTGCAGATTTGTCGCTGAAATAAAGAAGGAGAAGACCGTAGTGAAGGATCTTAATGATATCACGACGGGCAGTTCCCTTTTTATCGTATCGAGATGCATACTTCAGAATATTACTCCGACAGAATGCTTCAGCATCTCCACAGGCATCAATCAGATCTAGCGTTTGAATACTGTCAGTTGCATAGTGCTGATTGTATGTGCCAATGATATAGTCACGGAGCTCCTTCAGGAGCTCCTCTTCATTGTATTTCATAATCAGAGGGATTCTACCTCATCATTGTACTCTGTTTCCTCTCCTGCGTCAACCTTTGTATAAAGATCTAGGAAGGATTGCTTGGTGTCATCATCAAAACGATTGACACATGCTTTGATTGCACTCAAACGATTACCAAAGATACTGAATGCTTGAACAATGTGAACCAAACGACGAGTGGTAATGACTTCATCAACCCCACCATCGAAGAAAGTTTTACGGATTACACCTGCCCACTTGACCAAGTTATCAGCAAAATCTTGATCAGCACCAGCGTTCAAGAGGATCTTTGTTTCCACAGAGGCAACTGGATAATCTTGCTCGAAGGTGACGGGGAATCGCTCAAGGAAAGCTTCATTAAGAACATTAGTTCCAACAAAGCGACCGTCATCGCTGCCTTTACCTTTAGTATTTGCAGTTGCAATAACATTAAAACCTGCCTTTGGATTGATGTATTTTCCGATTTTCTTCAAGAATACACCCTTTCCTTCCAGAACTGACTGAAGGCAAAGAATCTTATTACTGGCAAGGTCGATCTCATCTAGAAGAAGTACAGCTCCCCTTTCCAAAGCCTCAACCACAGGTCCGTTGTGCCAAACAGTGTCGCCATTAACAAGACGAAACCCACCAATAAGATCGTCTTCGTCAGTTTCGATGGTGATGTTGACACGGATCAACTCTCGCTCTGTTGAGGCACACGCTTGCTCAACAGAGAGCGTTTTACCATTACCCGAGAGACCCGTGATAAATGCAGGGTAGAATAGACGGGACTGAATAATTTTTTTAACAGTAGTGAAGTTACCAAACTGGACGTAGGAATCATCGATATCGGGAATGTAAGAGACTTCGACGGCAGGTTGAGCAGAAGGAGCATCATATGCCCTCTCAATTTCTTGAGCGGTCAGAGTCCATTTGCCCGTACCTGATTTATATGACTTAAGGCGCTTGCAAGCAGTAGCGTAAGATACGTTCAACTGACTTGAAGCTTCACGGATGTTCTTACATCCAACTTCAGTTCCGACATGTTCGGTGAGATATTGAACAAGTTGTTCGGTTGTGACAGGATTAGGAGCGAATGGCATGTGTGTGTTTGTTTGTATGAATTAATTATAGCAGATGGATGTGGGATGTGACCACCCCATGTGCCACTATGCGATCTGGTCTATGAAAGCATTGAGGATAGTCTTGTTCATCATCTTAGATCCCATATGCTTTTTGAATGCACGAGTCAACTCTGACTTAGTAGCAACTTCATTCTTCTGCTTGACATCCAAATCTTGTGTTCCAATGCCAGTATTTTTATCGGGCATGTAAAAAGATTCAGTGAATCCAGCAACATTCTTGATAGAAGCATACTTCTCCTTTTTCCACTGTCTATCGACTGCAGCATCATCAACACCATCCAGACAACGAATCAAACGAGTCAAATCACCTTTGCTGCAAATACGAATACCAATCCAATTGTAATTAGTAATCTCTCTGAAGAAAGATACAATCTCCTTAGTAGTTGTATACGGAGAGGGATCAATTCTGCGAGCGTATCCTGTTTGAGGATCTCTGAGAATAAACACTTTGTTGCGTTGATGACACAGGTAAGTATTCTTATACTCTCTTTGCATGTAGTCCAGATTGGGATCAATGCTACGAGCATACATCATAGGATTAGACTCACCATCAGTAAGAGAGATGATATTGATCTTTTGAACTTGTTCCACCTTTTTCATCTCAGCAGCGATTTGACGAGAGCACAGAATTGCCTCAACCAAAGGAGTGCCACCAAGAGTGTACTTAGAGCAGTAAGGAAGACGATGACCACCGAAAGCAAATACTTGATTCCAAACCAAACGCATGGAAGTATCCAGAGACTGTCGATTTTGACGGGAAGAGAAGAACTCAAACAATTTAAAGTCTTCAGCAAGAGTCAACGCACTCTTACCACAATCAATAGCAGGTGATTCTTCTGGACGATACCCACTTTGGAATCCATAAACACGGAAAGGAATATTTGCTTTCCGACAGAACCAAATTAGATTGTAAGTCTGCTTCAAAGTATCAAGCAACTGATACTGCATCGAACCAGACCAGTCCAAATACATCACAAGACCATGATTCTTGCCTTCAGGAACAACAGTAACTTTCTTGAAGATATCTTCAGTCAACTTATATTTGAACAGTTTGTTTGTATCAATAACACCTGTCTTAGAAACTGCAGAACGCTTATATTCATCAGCAGACTTCTTCATCTCGAACTGCTTGACCAAGTAATTTACAGACTTCTGAGCATCTTTTTTGAATGCATTGTACTTGTCAGCAGCATACTCTACACATTCATGAAAATAATTATATGAACTCTCCTCAGTGAATTTACTCCTGTCACGATAGAACCATTCATTCAAGTCCGATTGAATTTCACTACACTCAACCATAAAATCTTGATACTTGAACTTAGGAAGATCCAAGTAAACCCACTCCTTTGCATCGTCAGAGATCAAACGCTCTAGGGATTGGCGAAGAGCACTATCAGTAATACTTTCAGTCTCATCAAATTGATCAGAACCTACATCCCCCTGTTCATAACTAGGGGTTTCTAGATCTGCATCAGTTTCTTGAAAGTCGCGATCATTGCGATGATCATCTTCAGGATCGCTTTCAGTAGGCCATTCCTTTTCATCATCACCACTACTGACCTGAACTTCATTGTCAGTATTATCTTGATTCTCGTTATCAGACGATGCAGGTGGAGGATTGAATTCTTTCTCTTCTTGCTTCTGTTCAGAGAACTCATAGATCTCTTTAGCGAGTTCAACTACTTCTCTGAAGGATTTTGTTTTTCCAGCACGCTCAACATATACCATTTCCTCATCGGTGAACTCTACCAAAGAGTTACCTTTGTAATAAAGATTGATACGATCAATGAATGGGATATATGGAAGTTCTTCTTCTGTGACTCCAAAGAAGTTGTCATCCCACAATTCTTTATAACCTTCAAAGAAAGTTTGACGGAGACCAGGGTAGGTCTGCTTCATCAAACGCTCAATACGAGCATCCTCTAGGACATTCATGAACGCCTTAGGGGCGTCTGAGTAGTCCTCAGAGGGGGTGTAAAGGGCATGACCTACCTCATGACCTACCAGGAGATCATATACAGTGCTTGAAGCACGTTCCCAAATGGGTAGGCAAAGAATCCGTTGGTCAACATCAAAGTATGCAGTACTGACTTTACGGTGCTCTACCGTCAGATTTTCAGTTGCCAGTAGTTTGGCGAGAGTTCCTTTGACTTCGGTGTTGATCATGCTTTCTTTCGATTACTTTTTAAGTATAGCACTATCGTCAAGGTGTGGGGACACTACGGGGACACTTTGGTTACTGTCCCAGTGTCTTACTGCATTAGCCACAATAGCGATGTTTGTAACCATATAAGAAACAAAAATAAGGGTGCGTATGCCAGCAATAGTATCAGCCTCTCTGTTGGTTCGTCCATCCTTTGCTCCTAATGCTTTCGCCCATACTCTCCATGCCTTACGAATCGTCCGACATCTTTGAGAAGTCATTGACCTTTTCAAATTTAATTGTCCTTAAGAATTTATCTACTAGTATTTCCCCTTTATGAGAAATAACAAAAACGTTAGTATCATTCCCGAGACTACGAAGAATCTTAAGAAGTTCATTAGTGCCTTCTGCATCCAAAGAACTATCAAAGACCTCATCAAGAATGAGTAAGTTGGTGGCAACACTGTTTTTCATCCTGGCGACCTCACGCCATGTAAAGAGAAGAGCCAGATCAATCTTCTGCTTCTCACCCTCAGAGAAAGAAGCGTAAGAAAACTCATCTCTAAAACGACTCTTAATAATTTCACCAAATTCTTCATCAAGGGTAAAGTTGACAAAGAAATCCATACTATGAAGATATTTATTGATCAGGTTATTAAAAATAGGAACGTATTTTTTGATAATCTGACTTTTGATACCAGAGTCTTTTAACAGAGAGGAGATAATTTGATACTCATCTAAGGTTTCACTAATCTTACCACAATCAGTTTTAGTAGTTTCCAGATCTTTTTTGAATTCAACCAGAGTCTGTTTCTCTTTATTCAAATTTGGTGTATTTGTTTGCAGTTCCAACAACTCTTTAGTGATTGCTAGATTCTCCATTTCAAGGCGAACAATCTCTCTATCACACCGAGACATTCGACTACGAACCTCAACAGATTTTTTAGAGAGTTCTTCACACTGTTCAACAATTCCAATCGCATCAGCAATTTCAGTTGTCAAACTTTTAAACCGTTTCGTCAATTCTTTACCTGCAATTTCAAGATTGCCAATTGCAGCATTCTTGAATGCGGGTTCGATCTGCTGAGAACAAGTAGGACACTCATCATGAGTTTTAAAGAACTTCAATTCTTTTGCAGCACCTTTCAATTCGGTATTAACTTCTGCCTGCGACTGTCTCAAAGTGGTCAAGAGTTCTTTTTGACCATCAATAGTACAAGTCTCACCCTCTAAACTATCAAGTTCTTCCTGATACTTTTCTTTATCTGATGCACTCTGTTCAATCAGAGATTGATTACTGGTAATTTTATTTTGCTTTTCTTTTTGTCGGGTATCATTAACCTCTTCCAAAGAAGCAATTAGTTTTTCTTGAGATACAACTTTCTCTTCTGCAAGATTCAAAAGATGACCACAATCTTTACTTTGACCCTGTGCTGTTCTCACTCTGTCTTTCAACAGAGAATTCATGTTCGAGAAGATGTTGATGTCAAGTAGATCTTCAATAACTTCTCGTCGGTGAGCTCCTGGGAGCTGCATGAAGGGGACAAAAGTTGACGATCCGAGTATAACAACTTGAGTGAATGATTTGAAATTAAGTTTGAGGACTGATTGCTCCAAATACTTTTGGGTGTCTTTTGCAGCAGCGTCCTGGTCAACCAGTTTGTTATTCTTGTAAAGTTCAAAGACATTTGGTTTTGCTCCTCGGAATACCCGATATTCATCACGACCTATAGTAAAGCACACTTCAACCTTTAGACCCTTTTCGTTGATACTGTTTACCAACTGTCCACGATTGATCTTTCGGAATGGTTTGTTGAACAAAGCAAAGCATAGGGCATCCAACATAGTGGACTTCCCTGCACCGTTAGCACCAACAATAAGAGTAGACGAGACAGTATTCAATTCAATCTCAGTCCACTGATCACCCGTCGAAAGAAAGTTTTTCCAACGAATGCTTTCAAAAATAATCATAGTATGTCGGGAATTACAAAATCATTAGGGGTTACTATTGTGTACTTATATCCAAAATTTACGCAGTTGTAAGCAATTACTTCTGGATCTACTTCCATAATCGCTAGATCATCTTCATAGTCATCAGCTTCTAACAGTGTAACATATCTTTCAGCATCATTGCGTTCTTGAAAACATTGAACTAATTTTTTAGCGGGATTGGTTTTATCTTCGACAGCGTAAACACCGCCGCTTTGTTTATCTGTTAGAATGAACATTTATAACTCCGAAGCTTCCATGTAGAGGGACCGCATAACAGATTTAATATTACCTTTATTTGCTTTCAAATCTATTTCATCTATGTAGTTATCTAACAATGACATTGTGTCTTCGGTTTCCATCACTACATTACCATTTTCTAGATCCAGACTAAGATCTTCAATAATTTTCAAATCCGCGAGACCCATGTTCTGTAGTTGACTAACGGCATAGTCAAACTTTGCATAGTCTCCTTTCTCTTCGACAATTAGTTTGACATAGGATCCTTTGAGTTCTGACTCGTCGGGTATACTAAGTGAACCATTATAATAAAGTTTATGAAAAGTGTTAAAGGGATTCCTATAAAAAGTAGTCTTGAGAGTATCTGTATCAAAGACATGGAATCCTCTCTTGCATCCGTAGTCATTCCAATATAGTTGATAGGGGTTACCAAGATAGTATACATTATCACGATTAGATTTCATGTGATAATGACCACTAAAAACTTTTTTGAATTTTCTAAAGATAGAATGGTCCATACCATTCTCCATCATATGACCAGGATGAGCCTCAAACCCGTTAAACTCAAGATGACCCATAGCGACAGGAGCAGAACTTTCGGTAACAGCTCGAAGGGATTCGTCTCGGTTTTCGTCACATATCCAAGGCAAAAGAAGTATATGAAGATTATCGAAAGTAGCGGTAGTAGGTTCAGTATAGACAGTGATGTTGTCGTATTCTCCAAGTAATTCACTTGGGGCATTAACTCGTAAAGTGTTTTTGTAGTAGATATCATGATTGCCTACAAGCATGTGCATCTGTACATTACGTTCTCTCAAACGGTCAAACCACATCTGCTTTGCAGCATCAAGTGACATAAAGTTAATGGATCGACGTTTATCAAACGTATCTCCTAACGCAATAACAGTATCAATGTTATAAGCATCAATAAATGGGAGAACTACGCTACCATAAAACTTTTTGTAGTGATCTAAAAAATGCGGATTATCATTACGGACACCGAAGTGTTGATCTGTAATTAATAAAATCTTCATTAGTCAGGGTTACGTCTTTGGTCACGTCTAGACACGTTTCTAGTATTAGATTCGATTCTAGATTTGATGTAATTATACTCGGTTCTTTGATCCCCGTCAACATGCATAACCTCGTCATAGCCTGAGCGTTCAATGATTTTCTCTTTAATATCCATCTGACGCTTCTCTTTGGCAATACGTCTCAAGAACGCAAAGTAAACAATCTGAGTAAAATATGCAAAGGGGTTTCTAGATTTCTCTGGATTAAAATTATCGATATACTGAATACAGTTTTCAATTCCATCACAAATCATGTCATCTTTATACATGTAGTTGATGAAATTAGGTTTGTATGATAAATGTGTTGCAATCTTTAAAAAGCAACCTCCAATGTAATTGTTTACACGAGGTTTATCAAGACCTTTAAGTTTGGCAATATCAACCTCTTCCTTGTACTTGATAATAGCAGCAAGGAACTCTTGGTTATCTACATAATGTTGTTTCTGTTTTCTTGCGGTCTTCATACTTTTATTGCTTTGTTTTCATTATAGCACAGTTGACAGAAGTGTCAATTCCCAGTAGAATAACCATGTAAGGGTTCAAGAGTTACTAGGCTTATTCTTAAAGATTCTTTCAAAGAGTTTCCTAGCATCATCAATCGTTCCCACATAACCACTTGCTTGGTCAGGATCTGCTTTTAGTTTATCCTTTCCCGAGGTGGGGTCCTCGTCTGCAATATATGATTCATACATGAAGATTACTTCTTTGCTCATTGCAGATACTGTAATAATATCTTTTTCGCGGAAGATGTAAAAATCCTCATCAGATAATTGCATCCATTTACAGAATCCCATGCCACGATGAACTTTTCCATCTTCACCTTCTTTCGTGACAATTTGAACGCATACAGGATCTGATATAAAAACTAAGGTTTCCAACTCATCATTAGTCAGAATTGCTTTACCAAGCACTTCATCACCACTAACAAGTTTAAATACCCCGTAGAATTCTTCGTCGTGTTTTGCGTAATTAATCATAAGCTTTTAGTTTTACATCTATGATTTCATAATTAAATTTTTCTTGGTTATATACCTTGACTCTTTCCATCAAATGATTGAGGGTGTAATTGTTACCTCTATCAGTGGAGATATCGTCTGCAATATCATATAATGTTGCTTGAGATTTATTTTCGCCTTTCCTCAGAACACGACCTATAGATTGAAGGTTCCTCACTCTGGACTTAGAAGGACTAGCAAAAATAACGTTATGTAAGTTTTTGATGTTAATGCCTGTTGAAAATGTTCCGTATGAAGCGATGATGATCGCATTGTCCGAACGTTCAGTCAACGCTCTAATCTCTTCACGGTCATCTACATCAACTCCGCCATGAACAAAATGGACTGGTTTGTCCGTGGAACTATTTATCAGTTCGTAAAGAGGGACTCCATGACGTTCTACATAGTTGAAGAGTACTAAAGTGTTACCCGTAAGATCTTTTGCAAGATTGCGGATAAACTTGTTTCTATATTCATGTTCGATAAGATATCCTATTTCATCTTGATATCCTTCAAATAATTTTTCTTCATGCTTTAGAACAATAATCTTAACTTTTAATTTTGCAACATATCCCTGCTTCATCAGTTCATTAGTCCTGGTGACTTGAGAACACCTACCAAATAATCCTTCTAATACTAATTGATTGACATTGGCACCATCTAATGTTCCTGTAAAACCAATTCGATATTTACACTCATGAAGCTTACTCATCAAAGAAGTAAGAGATTTAGCTTTGAATTGGTGCGCCTCGTCACCGATCACAACGTCAAACCGATCAAACCACTTTCTAGGTTCCTTATAGACAGACTGCCAAGTGGTGATTACTACACTATGATCCGTGTATTTTTCTTGCCCCGCATATATCTTGTGGCAATCTTTGGTCGCCATCCATCCATATTCCTCAAAGTCTTTGTACATTTGCTCTACAAGAGACGTAGTAGGAACAATGATTAAAACATTTCTACCAACATTAGTATGATAACGCACCAATGCATAGATCATTAAAGACTTTCCTGACGCTGTGGGGGACAGCAACAGTCGCCTGTTGTGTTTTAGTGCTTCATAAATTGCCTTATATTGATAATCTCGCACCTGAAGATTCGGGGGTAGATGCAGTGATTTTACGAACCCTACAACCGACCTGGGAGTAATTAATTCATTCTGTTCTAATGGATGCCCGAAATATTCACACTGATCTATTTTATATTTGTATCCCTTTTCATCTGCCCAGTCTAAAAGATAGTCGATGAGACCACAATAAATCTCTCCTGTCGCTGGAGAGTATAAGCGAATCTTTCCATCCCAACCTTTATAACGTCGGGTCTTCTGCATAAACTTTGCAGACTCTACCTCAAACGTAAAGAAGTCTGCCAATTCATAATTTAATCCTGGTTCTGCTTCAACTTTAAGATAAACTTCATTCTTCTTACGAATAAGGAGGTCCATAAAACCATGCTACAAGTGACTTTCTCAATCCAGAAGTGACAGGGCGAACCCTATGCCATTGATCCCCTTGGAAAAAAATAGCAGACCAAGGTTTTAACTTAAAAGTTTTATACCTTGGATCTGCATCTGGTCTATATATCTCCAAATCAAACTCGCCTCCTTCGTATTCATCATTCAAGAAAAGAGTCATACTAATTTTCCTTACAACATTATTAACAGGTCTCAAATGTTGATCGACGTGCCAATCATAAAAATCTCCTTCTCCGTAGATGCCGAACTGCACAGGTTCTACGCCAGAGATGTTTAGATTCCAATGTGCTTGTCTATTAATCTGCTTAGACATACGCATCAACATGGACAAGAGATTCATATCCCTTATCCATGCTACTTCTGAACTCCTGGTTGATCTTTGACTGCTATGTAATGAACCTTTCTTCCAGTCTAGATCACCTGAGATTGCTTTTCTTACAGTGTCTATTGAGT